TATTGCAGTTCATGCATTTAAAGATCTTACAAGAGACAACGATGAACTTCTCGAGATATCATGTGTATTAGAAAGAAACGATTTCAGAGATTGTTTAATTGGTAATAATGTTAATCCTAGAACAATAGGTACATCAAGTCCACGCAGAATAGCTCAGCTACAGGACCTCTATCCTCATTCTCAGATCATTCCAATACGTGGCAATATAGATACTCGTATCGCGAAACAAGAAAATGGAGAGTACGACGCAATCGTATTAGCAAAAGCTGGTGTTGACGAATTAGGATACGACCATAAAGTATCAAGAGTATTTGGAACCGCTGAAATGTTGCCTGCACCTGGTCAAGGTGTAATTGCTTTACAGACTCGCAAACCTACAAATCAAAAAGACACAGACATTACTGTTATGACTACATCAAGAAATCATTGGGATACTTGGTATTGTGTTATGGCAGAAAAGTATATGTTGGCTGCAGTAGATGGAGATTGCCAAACTCCTATAGGATGTCTTTCATATGTAGAAAGTGACAACATAAGAATGATAGCAAAGAATTTTGAAACAGATAAGATAGCGATTGAGAATGGCCCTATCAAAGAATACAAGGAACTAGGACATAAACTTGGTTCACGATTAATATGAAACCAGAAACAAAAAGAATTCATAAAGAAACTTCATTTCAAATCGCAACTGGATTAGCGATTAATTACCCTTTAAACCTCTTTTTACTGTATATCTATATAGAACGGTTTGGTATTACTGATCCTATCACGTTAGGGACTCTGGTCACTCTAGTAATGACTATTGTTGCATATACACGTATCTTTTTAATCAGATCATACTTCTCAAGAAAATAATTCATTTTATTCTCATAAAACTATTGACATTCATTGTGAGATAGATTATAATTGTTGTATATTAAATAAAAAGGAGTTAATTATGAATCTACAAGAAGAAACAAATATCATCGAAAAGATACATACTGATGTTC